GAAATTGTGATAATATTTCCTGACTGAGAAACTGATGAGGATCCACTAGCAGCAATTGTGACATCACCAGATACTAATGAACCACCAGAAGCAGATTGAATACGTGTTACTGTATCTGTATCAATGTAACTAGAATTAATAGTAATAGCATCGTCAGTTCTAGATAGAGTTACATTACTGCCAGCTACCAATGATACGTCATCAGTGACACCAGAACCAGCATTGCCACCTGATGTTAATCTGATAATTTTTTGTGATGATGATAAACCATCGACAGCAGAAATGCTATACGTTGTGTTATTGTCTGGTGTTGATACCGAACCGCCGAGTGGAATAGAAACCCCGTTTATGTTAATTGCAGAATTAACTAATGCTGTATTCGGGATATTTGAAAAAATGTTAGCACTACCAGAAATAGTACAATTAGTTAAAGTCTTGTTAGTTAATGTTTGGGTGGCATTTAAATATACATCTCCAGGACTGTCCCAAACTAATCCAGTACCAGTGCTTTTTAGATACTCGCCACTAACACCAGTGTCACCATTTATTGATAAGCCATTACCAGTTAAATCTAGGTTATCTCCAGATACCAGTTCTTCAATCTTTTTTGAAACTGGGTTAACAATTAACGGAAAACGATTTGCCATTACACTATCTAAGGGAGGCGTATTTATTCTTAAAGTTATTTATGCCCGAGGGAACTGTTCACATAAGATGTCTTAATGTCAGCACCCCCTGACCATTGTAGGTACTAATACCCATTGACTTCCTAAATAAAAGGTTGTATTATAAATAAGTCGGTGAGGGAGCTTAACATTCCTTCACATACTTTTTAATAAACCTTTACGTTCTTTTAAAACTATGACTGCTACTCTCGCTCAACAGCGTGGAAGCAACACTTGGGAACAATTCTGTGAGTGGGTGACTTCTACCAACAATCGTCTTTACGTTGGTTGGTTTGGAACTCTAATGATTCCAACACTTCTCGCTGCTACTATTTGTTTCATTGTTGCTTTTATTGCTGCACCTCCTGTCGATATCGACGGCATCCGTGAACCAGTTGCTGGTTCTCTAATGTATGGAAACAATATCATCTCTGGTGCTGTTGTTCCTTCTAGCAACGCTATCGGACTTCACTTCTACCCCATCTGGGAAGCTGCTTCTCTTGATGAGTGGCTATATAATGGTGGACCATTTCAACTGGTCGTCTTCCACTTTCTGATTGGTATCTATGCCTACATGGGTCGTGAATGGGAACTATCTTACCGACTGGGTATGCGTCCTTGGATTTGTGTTGCCTACTCTGCACCCGTTGCTGCTGCTTCTGCAGTGTTCCTGGTCTATCCCTTTGGTCAAGGATCCTTCAGTGACGCAATGCCTCTTGGGATTTCGGGAACTTTCAACTACATGCTTGTTTTCCAGGCAGAACACAACATTCTTATGCATCCTTTCCACATGTTGGGAGTTGCTGGTGTCTTCGGTGGTTCTCTTTTCTCTGCTATGCACGGATCTCTTGTCACCTCTAGTCTTGTACGTGAGACGACAGAAACTGAATCACAAAACTACGGTTACAAGTTCGGACAAGAAGAAGAAACCTACAACATTGTAGCTGCTCATGGTTATTTCGGTCGTCTTATCTTCCAATATGCTTCCTTCAATAACTCACGTTCACTGCACTTCTTCCTTGCTGCTTGGCCTGTAGTTGGCATCTGGTTCACTGCTCTCGGTGTTAGCACCATGGCATTCAACCTGAACGGTTTCAACTTCAACCAGTCCATTGTTGATAGTCAGAACCGTGTGATTCCTACTTGGGCAGACATTCTGAACCGTGGTGGACTCGGGATGGAGGTGATGCACGAAAGGAACGCACACAACTTCCCTCTCGATCTTGCTGCTGCTGATATGACTCCTGTAGCACTCACAGCACCTGCCATCGGTTGATAAAAATTAAATAACTGATATAACTAAGAGGGTATAACAACCCTCTTTTTTTATGTCTCATAATACTCAAAACGAACCTATGCCCGAGTGGGTAATCTGGGCAGGAATAGGACTTATGGTATTCACTATACTTTGCTTTGTCTTACTGACTGTTGGAATGATTTATGAATGAGTAAACCACTAGCTTTGTCTTCAATTCATAACAAATTTTATAATTACAACAAAAATAGGTTATAATTATACATGAGTTCTCACCTTTATATGAAGATCTTTTTAGATACAGCAGATGTTTCAATGATTAGTCCAGCATACGAGACTGGATTATTAGATGGAGTCACCACAAATCCTACTTTAATTCTTAGAAGTGGTAGGCAACTCTTAGAAGTTATTGATGAAATTTCAAATATATTTCCAGATTTACAAAGCATTTCTGCAGAGGTTGTTGCAGATACTGCCGAAGAAATGCTTTCACAAGCACAACAATATTATTCAATCGCACCCGCAGTTACAATTAAAGTTCCTTGTACCGTAGAAGGACTTAAGACTTGTAAGTTTCTCACTGACAAAGGAATTCAAGTTAATGTAACTCTTGTGTTCTCAGTATCTCAGGCAATCCTTGCATCTAAGGCAGGAGCAACATTCATCTCACCATTCGTTGGTCGTTGGATGGACAATTCTGTAGATGGAATTGAACTTATCAAGAACATTCGTAAGGCATTTGATTACTCTGGAACATCTACACAAATTCTTGCAGCATCTCTTCGTGATATAAGACAGGTAGAACAATCTGCCCTCTGTGGTGCTGATGTAGTCACAATTCCTCCAGTTGTCTTCTGGGCAATGTATAAGAACATTATGACTGATAAGGGTCTGGAACTCTTTCAGAAAGATTGGAATTCAGTTTTAGATAACAAATAATGAAATCTCAAGATCAGTGTTGGCATTTTGTGATGTCATCATTCTCCAGATTGTATGGTGTTAAGAGAGTTATGAGTGAACAAAAGTTTCATGAAATTGCTCTACAATGGTGTGATGATCACAATTATGTTTGTGACATTCACTTAGATAGTTTGGCAAAAGTGGATACCTATTTTAGAAAAATTTACGAGGATTGGGAAAAATGAAAGTTGGATTGATTGGACTAGGACGAATGGGCGAAGGAATGTCTCGTCGTATGATGAAGGCAGGAATAGAAGTCTGGGGTTATCGTAGGAATTATGAGAAGGCAAGTGAAGCATATGAGAAAGGATATGTCGATGGAGTTGCAACTACTATCGAAAATCTTGTGAAAATAGTTAAACAAAAAATAAATGGTGGTGATCAACCAGGAATTTTTCAGATGGTTGTACCTGCTGAAACTGTAGAGGAGACGATTAATGAACTACTACGATATTGTAGTGAAGGAGATATTATTATTGATCATGGCAATAGCAATTTTAAGGACAGTCGGAAGAGAGCAGAACGTCTGGCAAAACTGGGTATCCAATATATTGATTGTGGCACTAGCGGTGGTGTTTATGGTTTGGATCGTGGATACTGTCTTATGGTTGGAGGTGGAGATACTGCAGTCGCCACTTGTTCGAGCATTTTTAATGCCCTCTCCCCAGGAATTGACGCTGCCCCCAGGACTCAATTTGACTCAGACATAACTTCTGCCGAATATGGATGGTTGCATTGTGGTGGTCCAGGTGCAGGACACTTTGTGAAGATGGTTCACAATGGCATTGAATATGGCATGATGCAAGCATACGCAGAAGGATTTAACATCATCAAGAACGCTAACGCAGGGGCTCAATATGTCAGAGAAGGTGATGCTGAAGTTGCTCCAATGGCAGACCCAGAATCCTATTGCTATGATATTGACGTTGCTGAGGTTGCTGAGTTATGGCGTCGTGGTAGCGTGGTTGGGTCTTGGTTACTCGATCTTACTGCTGATGTGTTACGCAGGGATGGTCAGCTTAAACAGTTCTCTGGAGGCGTATCCGATAGCGGTGAGGGTCGTTGGACTGTTTCTGCCGCTGTGGATCTGGGGGTTCCCGCTCCTGTCATTACTACTGCCTTATTTGAAAGATTTAATTCACGCAATCTCGGATCGTTCGGAGCAAAAATCCTGAACGGAATGCGTTACATGTTTGGGGGACACCACGTAAGATAATTTAACAATGTCTGTCATGGATCCCTGACAGGCATATGCCAATACTACATATAGGTGCTGCAGAGTGCCGTAGAAACCTTGTCGTATATACAGATACCTGCTATACTATATTGAAGACAAGGGCAGCAGCTTAGCACCCAGCGTCTTTATGCTGTACACATTAAAAAACTATGAAACCCTTTTCATATTATCAAACGACATCGGTATCAATTCCGAACAAAGATAATTACATGACAATATACTATTACAAAAAAGGAGTAATGGTAGGAATGAAAAGACAATTTGATGTTGATTTTGAACCACCAAAAGGATGCGTTGAAGAAAAGGTTTTAGATGAACTTTCTTATAATGCTCATCTGAAACATTATCATGAAGAAAATGTTAGATTGCAGAATGAGTTTCGTAGAGATCTCATTTCAAAATATGGTATAGCAAATCATCCAAAAGCAGATAAGATTTTTGAAAAAGCATGGGAACTTTCAAGTGGAACTAACTTGAGAGAAGTTGAAGATTATTTTATTAGTCTTGTAGAACTTATCACAACCAACAATGATTTAATTATTGGGGAAGATACTATTAGTTTCGAAACCAATAGTATCTCCTTTGACAATGTAACTGGAATGCCAATTTTTAACTGATTGAAATTATGTCACTAACTATTGAACAAATTGAAGAACAGATTGCTAATCTACAGCAAACTTTAGAACAACTAAAGAATCCTAAACTAGAAGTTGCTCGCCACTTTTCTGGGCAATACTTTGCTCCTTATCAAGGTAGACTTTATAGGCGAATGGAATCTGAAGGTATACCCATCTGGGAAACGTACCTTGATATTAAAAAGGAATGGGTTCTTGCCGAGACAAAAGAATCCAAAAATCTTGAGAAGACTTATCAACAAGATTGTATTGTAGCTGAAGAAATTATAGAAGAATAAAAAAATAGGGGGCTTTATGCCCCCTTTATTATTTGGGTTCCTCTGCAGGAACATACTTATGTTGTATTTTATATCCCATTTCACTTGGCGTCCACCATCCAGATGCTAGAGTAGATATTGAAGTTGCTAAAATTGCTGATGCTATACCAACACCAACAATCATCCATTTAATTCTGGAAACATCTTCAATTTTTTTCTCTACCAATTCCATTTTTTTATTGACAGAATCTCTCACTTCATCAATCATTTTAATAATCAATTCATTAGCTTGTGCGGCATGGTCTAATCTATTTTCATGTCGTTCAAGAATGATAGAAACTGTGTGATTACTTTCGGTAATCCTATCCACAGCTTTCTCCAACTTGTACAACATTTCTTTAGTTAGATTTTCATAAAATTGAAATTTAGATTCAAGAACTGCAATTTGTCTATTGGTTATACCAAACCCCATAGTAGTTATCTCCCTGGTTAATTGGAAATAATAACTTGGGATGATACATTTAACATATTTTGTTCAATAATTTTTGGCTCAGATGAATTATCTGGTGCGGGAGACATTGATTGATAAATGTCAGAATCCTGAATTACATCACTCATATCTCCGTAGTTAATAATGCTTTGATCAACTTCTGCAAGTTGACTATCAACTATATTTTGTTGGTAATTATAATAGGGATTATAATATCTTCTATAATAATAGGGATCTAGATTGTAATATCTCCTATAGTAGGGATATGGTTGGTATCTGTAATACATTCTGAATCTCCTACTTAGTAACGATAGTAAGGATAATACGAGTCATAAGGGCAATATCTATCATAATAAGGGTAACACCCATAGCCGTAAGGGCTGTAGTAGTCATAATATCTCCTGTGGTAATAGGGGTAGTATCGTGGATAGTACATTTGGTTCTCCTGTTTGGTTTGCTATATCAAAAGTCCAAATGTCGTATCCTTCCTGTCTAATATAATCGAAAGGAATCCAACAGTATCCGTTGTTTCCCCAAGTAGTTCCAAAACTATTCTTTGCTAAGAATAATCTTTTTTCTAAATCATAACCAACCATGCACATAGCATGACCACCAAGACTTTTTTCTTTCCTTCCTGGAAAGTTTACAGTAGAAATACGCTCATTCAGATCCATAAAACTATCATAAATTTCCATTCCGAATACAACTGGTTTGTTATTATTCAGCACTTGAGTAATATAATAAATGCTAATAAGTTTTTGATACTTGAGTATTTTTCTTTTTTTAGCATTCGCATAACATTCGTCAGTTGGACGATCATCAAATTTTTCTAAATCATATGGCCATAATGATTCCTCACACACCCCAAATTTTGCTAACGATTTCAGACCATCTCGTAAAAAGATACCGTTATCTATTTGAATATCTCCATATTCAGCACGGGTGTTGTAATAAATAAACAACCTACTGAGGTGGGTGAAGTATTCTGGATACAAACGATTAACACATAATTCATATGCATTTGTAATAGCGTTAGCAGAACAACTGCCTAATGAATCTTGCGATTCAACATCAGAATCCCACTCACGGAGGTCTACAGATTCTCTGAGAACTTTAGTGCTATCGTTTCTATAAATGTAATCTCTATTATCTTGACGAGATGGTTTGATATTAAAGTTCATGATTCTAAATTAGATAATTCTCCATTGACCGCCACGAAATACGACGGATACTGATTGATTAGGTACAGAAATAATGTAAGTGTTTGCGTTGTCAATCTTTTCAGTTCCAGATGGTTTGATAGTAATCTTTCCAGATCCCTGACCATACTCATCTTTGATTGTATAGACACGACCAGTAACGCCAATTGGTAGTGTGATCGTGACTGCTGCTCCACTATAGACACCGATGTATTCATCATCGGCAGTAGCTGTATAAGAACCAGTAACTCCAATGGTAGCAATTAAATCTGCACCAGAAGATGATACAGTAATGTTACCAGTAGAACCAGAAAGACTAATACCACTGCCAGCAGTTAAAGAAAGAACACCAGTGTTGGAAATGGTGAATGATGTATCATTACCTGTAGTAACAACATCAGTCAACTGAATACCATCACCAGAAGAAGGTGTTACTGAGGTGACAGCAACTTCTCCGTTGACGGTAACTTGACTGAAAGATACAGAAGCATCTGGAGATACATCTTGTCCTAATGAAATAAATCCATCAAAAACATTAATGAAATCTCCAATTCCAACCACTCCATAATCTGTTTTTGATGTAGGTTGTGCTAAGTATGCCATTGTTTACTCCGTTAGATGATGTACCAATCTCCACCACGACAAAATAAATTTACCGATTGATAAGGTACTGTCATTACGTATTTGTCTGTGCCATCGATATAACTACCATCAGAAGTAGTTACAGTTACTTTACGATTTCCTAGTGGCGGACCCATCTCTGCCTTTACAATGATCTCACAACAGTCGGTACATTCTGAAGGTAACGTAATAGTAACAGGTCCGTCGCTATTGACACCGATGTAGTAATCATCACAAGTAGCAGTATAATCAGATGAAACCAAGATGCTTTTGCATTTGCATGAGCACTCTCCTGGTGGTCCCTGCGGTCCTGGTGGACCTTGCTCCCCTGGGGGTCCTGGTATCCCCTCTCCTGGTGGCCCTGGTGGTCCTGGTGGACCTTGCTCGCCTGGTGGCCCTGGGGGTCCTGGGGGGCATTCATCGGGACAATCATCACCATCAATATTGATGTTGATATTATCATTACCACCATTGTTAAGTAATTCTGTTATTTCAGAACGAATTGCCTGAATATTACTGAGGAGATTGTTATTACCGCCTCTTTCATAATCAGACAACATATTATAAAGATCAATAAGTTTTCTTTCTGCTGAGTCCATAGTTATTCTCCTTTAAAAAAAGGGGGGAGATAACTCCCCCTTATAACTACTGAACTAAATCAGCGAACGTTGTTGCTGGTTGAAGATTGACCAACACCAGCCATGGTTCCAAAGTTAACCATTCCCTGACGGGTTTCTTGTAATTGGCTTTGGAAAGCATTCAATTGGGAAGCAACTGAAGCAAATTGTGCATTGTTAGCACTACCTACAGCATCCCAGTAACCGTGGCGAAAGTGATTAACATCGGTATTGCGCTCAATCAGAAGACGATTAAGCTCGTCATTCTTTAGTGATTGAATAAGAGCACGGGTGGCATCACCTTCGTTGGCGATTTCTCTTGCTAGGTCATACTTGCTTTCAGCAACTTCCTTGCTGAGTTGTGATTGACCTAAAGCAATTGCGGTGCCAAGTCTTGCTGACTCAAGAGCAGTAGCAGTAGCAGCCTTCTCAGTAGAGAGAAGAATCTCTGTGCTGAGTTTTTGAGAAGCGAGGTCAGTCTGTGCTCTGAGAGCAGCAAGGTCACGGGAGTTATCAAAATCTCTTGCTTGCCCAGCAATAAAAAAGTCAGCAGCTCTTTGCTGAATCTTGTCAGCAGCTTCGTCTACCTTGGTTGATACATTAGCACCAGTAACCAAAACTTCACGATTAATTGCATCGTTGCCAACAGCAACAGCATACTTGGTCTCACCGAAACCGATTGCTTGTTCTCTACGAATATCGGAATGGTCTACAGTATATTCTCTACGTAAATCTGACCATGGATCAGAATACATTACTTGATCTGCCATTTGTTTTCTCCTTAAGGAAAAGAATGTGTTTGAATAGAGGAGAAAACGATTCAATCCGTCCATGACATAATGCCAGACGAATCTATCCAACAGACGACTGTAGGTGAATCGTCTGGGATTACTTCTATTTAAAATTGAATCGTAATTCAATTAGAGGTGAAGGATTAATGAAAGAGCCATTGCTGGAATCTTTTAGTAATACATCTGGTCTCTAACCGAAGGATCTCTCCCCCACGTTTATTTATAAAAAATGTTTTGTCGCCAATCGAACAGTTGATGCCCCCTTGACAAACCCGAGAAAGCGGCGTACAATGTCAGAGTAATTTTTGAAACCTATGGCAACCTACAAAATCTGGGTCAGCTCTGGCGAAGATTCTTTTGCCAGAACATATTTTAATGAGCTTGGGGCAGTCCAATTAACTCAAGAACAAGTCGATAAGTATTTTACTTTTGACGAAGATGGTGGAATTGAATTCGACCAAGACCTTCTCTCGGAAGCAACTGAAAAAGAGTACGATGATCCTGAACGTGATATGCCATCATGGGATACCATTACTGATGGGTGTCTCTGTTGGGGTCCTGATGTAGATGACCAGAATATTGGTGTCTGTCTGGAAGAAGATGAGGACACTCAAATCTGGGTCAAACCACTTTCTGCTTTGACTTATTATACAGCAGAAGATATTGAAAATAATGTTCATGCCGAAGAAGATCCTGGCAATGCTATTGCTTGTATTCGATATGAATTAGAAGATTCGGATGGCGTGTGGATTGTTTACAATTCATATGAGCGTGGTAGTTACATTGGTGATTTTGAATTGCCTGATGGGGAAGAATTTGATCCGTCCAAATTAGTTGTTAATCTCACAGAAGTTGCTGAGTCTTGGACTGTGGTGAGTGGCATTGAATACAACGGGGAAGATATCTATTGCGATGGCGATACCATGGGAAAGGGTATTGATTGGTATGTTTATTACAAAGGAAACCTTTATAACTTTAAATAATATGAACATTCACATTTACAAAACAATTGGTTGTGGTTACTGCACCAAGGTTATTGAACTTATGGAACGAGCAGGTATTCCTTATGACTCGACTCTAGTTGGAACTGACATCACCAGAGAAGAATTCAAAGAACTTTATCCAAGAGCATCTGGATTTCCTTATGTGATTGTCGATGATGAACCCATTGGTGGTCTTACTGAAACTGTAAAATTATTTGTTGAAAAAGGCTTAGTAAGTTCGAAAAAGAAATGAGTAACGATAAAGAAATTGCGATAAATAAAGGTGTGGAGCTAATGCTCAGGAGGGTTAATACTGAACCAAAAACAAATGGTTTTAAGATTAACAAATCTTTTACCCTCCACAAAAAACAATTCTTTTTTAATATTGAATTTAGTTGGGGGGACTTAACCTAAGTCACTCGGAGAATTAAAATGGGATCATCAACAATACTATTTTTTTCAGCTTGTTTTATGGTTCTATTCATGGTGGTAGGAATTATTGCTGGATGGTTTATTAACGACATTGTATATAATTTCTACAATAAGAATAATTCTCTTCAACTTCATCCTGAAATGTATGATGATGATGGAATTGTTATTAATGAAGAATTATTATCTGTAAGATTCATTGACGAAGAAGAGGAAGAAGAAGAGGATGATTATTATTGACATGAACCAAGTTATGATTAGTAACTTGATGGCTCAAATAAAAAAAGATGAACTGAATGAAAATCTAGTTCGTCATATGGTGTTAACAAGTTTGATATCATATGAAAAACAATACAAAAAAGAATACGGGGAAGTAGTTTTAGCATACGACAGTAAACATTACTGGAGGAAAGACTTCTTTCCCTATTACAAATACAATAGAAAAAAAGATCGAAAGAGTTCTGGATTAGATTGGCATTCTATCTTTGATGTCTTGAATAAAATTCGTGATGAAATTAAAGAATACTTTCCATACAAAGTGTTGGAAGTATTGGGGGCAGAAGCAGATGATGTTATCTCCGTATTGTGCAGACACAAGAAAGCAAAGGAAAAAATATTAATCCTTTCTGGAGACAAAGATTTTATTCAATTGCATAAGTATCCTGGGATAGTTCAATACAATCCTATTATGAAAAGTTATATATCATCAGATAATCCCTATACTTTTATTAAAGAACATATTATTAAGGGGGATAAATCGGATGGTATTCCAAATTTTCTTTCGGATGATGATACTTTTGTAACTGAAAAAAGACAAAAACCAATCAGTCAAAAGAAACTTAATATTTGGGTTGACCAAGATCCGTCTATGTTCTGTAAAACTAAATCAGAAATAGATAACTATCATCGCAATAGAACATTAATTGATTTAGATTATATTCCAGAAGAGTTAGAACAAAAAATTCTAGATGAATTTGATGGTCTAAATAGCAATGTTAAACAAGTACCATTAGATTATTTTCGTAAAAATCAATTGAATGATTTAATGGAAAATTTTTATTTTCGTAGTTCGTCACCATTTAAAAAATGAAACTGTTAATTTCAGAAGTGCTCCAAAAAGTGAGCAACGCAAAAACTAAAGCTGAAAAAATTAAAATTCTTCAGCAACATAATACGAATGCTCTTCGTGCTATTCTAATTGCAAACTATGATGAAAGTGTAGTTTCTATGCTGCCTGAAGGTGAAGTTCCTTTTACTCCAAACGATGCTCCTAAAGGTACAGAGCATACTGTATTAGAACAAGAATACCGTAAGCTATATCTTTTCTTTAAGGGTGGTTCTAGTATTAATCAAACCACTCGTGAGAATCTATTCATTCAAATGCTTGAAGGTCTGCAGGAAGAAGAAGCAGAGCTACTTGTTCTTGTGAAAGATAAAGGTCTCCAGAAAAAATATAAACTCACTAAAGCTTGTGTAGAGGAAGCTTTCCCACAAATTCAGTGGGGAGGAAGGGCTTAATGCGGATTCTTCATCAAAATTGTGATCCTGAATTAGCAAAAGATAGAGGTTTACCTTACACTGCTTATCTTGTAGAGTATGAAATTGATGGAGCGATTGCATACGATATAGTTATCCCAGAAAAACAATTAGAAATTTTTGATTTTTATTGGGATAGATATAGAGAAGGTCTTAAAGGTTGGAAACAATCCGAAGGCAGAGTCAATCCAAAACTTTGGGGAAATAAACCTAAGGAAGAAAAGAAGAGGCGCTAATGGAAAGTAGTACTAAGAATACATTTTGTATTCAATATTGGAAAGTATTGGAACCAAAAGATGTAAGAGTCCTGAAAAGGATTACTAAAAATGGTAAACCAATATCCACAAAAAAATATTCTGAAGTATTCTTTTATAGTAATTTAAAAGATGCTATCCCAGATGCCAGACATTTAATGGAAAATGGGTATGATATTAAAATCAGAAAATGTTGCCTAGGCACTAACGATAATTTTTGGCTGATGTAAATGGGAAAGCATTACTTATTAAACTTATACGGATGCTCGTTGTCTTTACTTGACAACGAGTTTTTTCTCTGTGATCTACTAGAGAACGCTGCTGAAGCATGTGGCGCTCATGTATTACAAACAATGTCACATCAATTTAAACCGCAGGGTGTAACAGCAATTTGTTTGTTATCTGAAAGTCATATTAGTATTCATACGTGGCCAGAGAAAGGAGAAGCAGCGGTTGATGTATTTACTTGCGGCGAATCAGAACCAAAGATTGCTTGTGACATTATCATTGAACAACTCAAAGCAATGGATTATACCTTAGAATATATTGATCGATAGCTACATGGGGGTTGACACCCCCCTTTTTTTGTGTTATGATATGGACAAATCTGCTGAGATTCTATGGCATCTTTAAAGCGGGCTACTAAAATGCTTACTAAAGCATTAGATAACCCAGTATACACACATGATCAACACGTTGAAATTCTCAAGCGTCGTCATGAAATTAAGAAACTACGTCAAAACCTACAAAACTATGAGCGAGCAACCCGTGGATTTGGATACAACATCGACCCAA